TGCCTTATAGTAATAGTAGAGGTTGAAGCTCCGTTAATTTGTACGGTTTTTGATACACCGTCTTGAATAAATATAACCGTGTAAGAATTATCGCCGTTGACAACAACCTGCGCGTTTTGGTTCACCAGGCGCATAAGTTTTACTTGAGATCCTTGAATAAGCGTGGTGATTTGTGTTTCTGGATCTTGGCCTATATTAGTTCCAGATACTTGTATCCCGCTTGAAAAATTAGTTAGATTGTCTTCTTCTTTGGCTATGCTGAGTTCATCTAAAACGTCTAAAAGATCTTCTAAAAAATCTACACTTAATAGATCTATATCCAGTTCATCAAAAGATATATCTTCATCTTCTTGCAAAAAATCTTCGGCTAGTAAATCAACATCAAGCTCAGTAAATTCCAGGTAGTCGGTTTGTTGTATTTGTTCTTCTTCTTGGTTAGTAAGATCTTCTTTTGGCGGCGATACAATCAACATGTTATCAATAAAATCTAGGGTTATATCTAAAGTAACAGCTTTACTTGGTGGGTTTTCATAAACCGAGGTGGTGGTGGCCTGGTAAGGTTTATTAAGTACGGTTTGGCCCATGGCAGTTTGTACTACTATTTCACCGCTTGCATCACCAAATTCATCTGGTAAAAGTATGATCAAACTTTTACCCGTTTCGTCAACCGTACAAACAAAATCGGTGCCCTGGACAAAAATTTGTGAAGTAGGTGTTGAGAGGGTTATGTTTTTTTTATTGAGTTTGTTGGCATTACCGCTAATAAATCTAATAGTACCGCTTGCAAATTGCAGTGCCATTTTTGACTTATCGGGATTTGGATCGTACACATATTCGTTGATCAGAAGCTCAGAGTGTTCGGTGAGCTTTACAGTAGATTCGTCTAAAAAAGTTATAGCTATTCGGCCAGACGCTGTCTCAACATTATCTAAAGAATTTATATCAAAGTCTAATTCTGCGTTATAGGGTTGATCTCTTACTACCCTGCCAAAGCCCTGTAACTCTGTTATATCTCCAATCGTATCAGCATGTAGTGGTTGTACCACCATCACTTTGCACAATACAAATATTAGAGTTGGATGTATTCGCAATAATAGAGAGCCAGTCACGGGCCAAAGTTGACGATTGAATGATGTCGAATGTGTTGCTGCTTCCATCTAAGTCCAAATTAAAATAGCCAGAGTCAGATGCCGTGGTTCCAGAGTATCCACTGGCTGTAAAATTAATGGTGTTGCTGCTACCGTTGACATCCATATAGTTTACAGCGTTTTCGTAATCAATATCAAAGTCAAAAATGTTTGAGTCGCCAGTAATAATCCAATCAAGATTGAGATATGAGGTATCGGCATCTTCTGCTAATTTAATATCAGCCTCGTTGCTAGATCCAGTAACATCAATGTTAAGATCCACATAATCAGCTGTAATCAAACCAGTTGAGTTCAGCAATAGATCCCAAACGTTACTATCACCCTCAAACTCAAAAAAGCCAGTAAAGTTTCCGCCGTTAATAGCGTCCGATCTAAAAATATTTGAAGATCCAATTTGGTTTATATCTAGTGTCATAGATGCGCCATCAAGATCTAAAGCGGTCATTGTTCCAGACACTGCTGAGGTTCCACCGATAAGGTTGGAGCTGCCAAGCTGTTCAAGATCAATGCTAGCATTAGAGCCGCTTTGATCAACATAAATTTCGTTATCAGCCAAGACTGATAAACTAAAGAGCAAAGAAATGAGGTACCTATTCACCATAGTATTTCCAATAATTTCGCTCGCGACCTTGTTTAATTATATCTACAATACCAATTTCTATAGCGCTTTGCAAAGCGATAGACTTGCTTTCATTCATAGCATTTCCTGTTTCAAATTCTACTAGCTCGGTATCGTTTGCAACAAAGCGAAATACGTCGTTAGAAAGACCAACTGATAACAAAGTTTTGGTAGTTAAATTTTCTAATAATATTTCACCTGTACTAACCGAAACAACTCGTATTGCAACTAAGACAGTATCTTCTCTATATTGTTTACTGGTGCCTATACCGAGATACCTGGCACCTGCTCCGCCTGTAAGCAAATTAGTGTTGTAGTCAATGATGCCGCCTTCAATAATTAAACCAGCAAAAAGCAAAGGTAGTTGCTGAGATTTTTCATCAAACTTTTCTCTGGTAGATCTAATAATTTGCCTTTCTTTAGTTATGTGATCTATACCGACTCGTTCTACTACACGAAAAAAACCAGATTGTTTTAAGGCTCGGATAAGATAAGCCTCTGGTGCTTGTGTCATGGCCGTGCTGAAATTAGCATATCCGTCGACTGATTTTCTCTGACCTGTATAGTCACCGAATTTATAGACAGCCACTATGGGTTGCACTCTAGCTAGAGGAACGTTTTGTATTTCTTCGGTTATGGGTTGATTATTAAATGCGTCTTTAGAATAACATTTTGCTTTACCGACTATTGATACGACATCTTTATAATCGCCCTCTGGATTGGTAAGACAAGGTGATATTAGTTTTACATGCGATGCACAACTAGCCACCAAAGCCAAAGTCGCCAATAGGAATAGTGATCTCGGTAGTTGTTTCATCTAAAGTATTATAAATGGTTAAAGTAATATATGTCCCATCGCTGGTCCAACTAATAATGTTATCAAAGAGTTCAAAAGATCCAGTTGTTTCTGGATTTTCACCAAACAGCTGATCAACTATCTGCCTAGATATTTGTGCAAAGATTCTGGATTCTAAGTTTTTAGTAAACCTTGAAACAACCGAGTTTTCTTCGTCTCTTTTTCTTTGATCTTCCAAGGCTTTCAAATCTGCTCGGAGCTGTTCTTTACGCGTATACTCTTGTGATTCTACTGTCAGATAATGTGAGCTTGTACCAATACCAGAAAACGAGGGTGATTTGAATTGAAACTTGATTTCGTCAGCTTTTAAGTTTTGTACAAAGATTCCCATAACCAAAATAATGCCTATAAGCATAATTGACCATAGCAATTTATCTTTTTCGCGTTGTTCTTTTTCTAATTGTTTTTTAGTCTTTTCTTTGGTCATCTCTATCCGCTTTAGCTAGCCTGTCGGTGTGCATAAGTTGTGGTACACCTAATATAGTCTTAAGAAGGGTATCTTGTCTAATTATCTCGTTGTCTACGGATCTTACTCTGTCTATAAGAGCCACTAAAATACCGTGTTGTGAATCTAGTTTTTGGCCAAGTCGTTGTTCTATTTCTGATATTTGTGCAGAAACTTTTTCATCAAGTACATCAACTTTAGTTTCCATACCGTCAATAATTTTATTGATTAGTTTCCAGATAAATAAACCTAAGCCAATAGCTGCTGCTATGGGAAAACCTACTTCGTTTATTAGTTGTACTACGGAGTCCATTTAGATTAGCTCCGCAATTACAATAGCTCCTACAATAAATGGATAAACGGCCCAGATCATGTTTTCAAGTTTGTCAAAACGCTTTGATCCGTCCTCAAGTCTTTTGTCTATACTTTTATATAAAGCTCTACACTCTCTTTCGTGAGCTTCGATTTTATTTAAAGCATCTTTTACTGTCGCCATTACTCGCTACCTATATTGTCACTAAATTTCTTTTTTGGTCTGCCTCTTTTCTTAACCCTTTTGGTAGTATAGGCCTCATTGACATCTGGAGTAGATTTATCATCTGCAACATAATGTCCTTTTTTATTCCTGGCTCTTACTTTTACTCTCTCAGTGCCAGTCACTTTGTCCCATAGTTTTGAAAAAATACCCATCTTACTTATCCTTTGCTTTGAGTACGTTTAACGCACACCAATCAATTATTTTATATAAATGACTAAACCAATGATCATCTTTAGGTGTAGGTGTTATTGCTGCTACAACTGAAGCTATTGAAATTATAGCTGTAACCCAAGCGATTATATTTAAAGTTGTCATATACTTTCTCCTTTATTTTAATCTGCATTTACAGATTTATTTTATTATAGTGTAAAAAAACATTTATTTAAAATAAGAAGGTAACCCAAGCATAGGTCTACCATCAAATTTGTTTTGTTTTGCATGTTTACTGCTTTTATCGTTATAGTGTAAAAACACTTGTCCACAATTTTCACCTGTAAATAGCTCACGCCAATGTTCTAAATCACAACCACGATACATTAACATATCACCTGGGTTTAAATTTATTTCAATATCTGGTTCTATGAATATTGACCAATCATCACCGCCAAGATTCATAGTAGTAGATATTTCACAAGAGTATCTATCTTTGTGTCTTTTTAACTCATCACCTTTTTTATAAATTCTAGCGTATGAATATGTTTCAATAAGGTTAAGTCCTGATTCTTTCTCCATAATAGGTTTTACTTTTTGTAGTAAAGTTTCCATTACAATATCGCTATAGTGTGAATATGTTTCTGGTATNTGTGGATCATTCCATATACCAAAGTATTCAGTGAATTGAGATATATATTTTTCATCAAATAAATGCCTTGCTACAGCTCTTTTATTTAAAAAGTATTGGTAACAAAAATCTGCTAGTTCTTTTGATATTGCACCTTTAATTACTTGGTATTTATTTTTTTTAAAACTCATCTAAATGGATATCCTAAATTCCAACACACTAAGGAGTGTCGTGTTCCTTTTGTTACTGGTGTAACTCTATGCCAAACAAAAGAAGGAAACACTATTACACTACCTTTTTTTCTAATTTCTTCACATATTCTTGGTTGTGAACCTTCGTCTGTATTTCTAAAATCAAACTCTAAATCTCCGCCTTCATATTCTTTAGGATCGGTAAGTGACACAGTCATACTTAGTTTTCTTAGCTTACCATGTGCATTTTGATTTTCTGGTTGATCGTATGGTTCTTCATGTGAATCACAATGCCAGTCATAAAATTGATCTTTTTTATACTCAGTAAATTGACAAGCCTCTGACCAATCCCATTCAAAATTCCATTCTGCATTTGAATTAGCTTGATGTATGTAAGGTTGTATTTCGTTATATATCCATCGGTCTGACATCCAAACAACATCAGATTTACGTTTCTTTTGTATGTTTTTTAGTTCTGTATCAGTAAGATTATCTTTTTGTGAATTACCTGTAAGAGCTATTTCTTTATTTTGTTCTTTACCATAACGCACTATTTCATCACAAATTCTTTCTGGAATAGCTGACTGAAAGTACCAGTAGTACCATTTAAGATTCATTTTTTGTTGTTTTTAATTTGTCCAAGTACCAGCTTTTACAAAGTCGTAAACTTCATTTAAACTCCAAACTCCAGAAGCTCCAGATACAAAATCTACTTCGGGCTCTTTTATTATTACTACACCAGATCCACCATTTGTTGATGCTGGGGCTGCTGCTCCAGCACCTCCTGCTCCTACAGTAATAGTGTAATTTGTGCTACCGACTACAGCTAGTGTAGGTTCAGCCGAGGCTCCACCGCCAGAACTTTCTCCTGGAACAGAACATCTATAACCACCTGCTCCACCTCCTGCACCAAAGTTATTAAAAGCAGTAACATCATCAGCCCAGCCTCCACCACCACTTCCTGTATTTGTTGCACCTGCGGAAACAGTATTAGCTGGATTGCCTCCATTGCCACCACCTCCAGAACCTCCAGTACCAACAAGTGTAGCACCAAAATAGTATGCACCCCCACCACCACCTGCAGCTCTTGTAACTGATGAGCCAGTTATTGATGATGCAACTCCATCAGCACCATTACCACTTCTTACAGTGCCACCTGTAGGTTGCCATGGCTGGCCCAAAGCACCAGCACTTCCACCACCACCAGAAACATCAGAACCTACTGCGTTTGCTCTTGCACCACTTCCTCCATCAAATCCTTGATTGGCAGTACCTAAACCTACTGGACTACGACCACCACCACCACCTGAACCTCCGTCTCCTTCGCTTGGACTAGGTGAAAAAGCACCTGTTTTACCTCCACCACCACCTACTGTATCTACAGTTGTAATAGGAACTCCTGCTATAGAAGAAGTACCACCTCTAGAGCCTATAGTATATGTTGGAGCTACGGGATGACCTCCGCCACCGCCACCACCTGCGATAATAAGATATTGTAGTTCTTGTGTATGGGTTGCCGTAGTTAAAGTACCACTAGCATTAAAAGTTGTGATTACTTCACTTTGAGTGTCTGTTTGTGGTGGATTATCTGGTCCAATAATTCCTCCATTTTCATCTGCCATAATTAGACCTCGCTCCATTCAAGACTACTTGCATCCCACTCATAGTCTGTTTCTGTTTGTAAATTATCGCCTGTATAAGTTTTACCTATCCATTTTTGATTAGTTTCATCCCATAATACTTGTATAGGATTAGAGTTTACTTCAACTACATTAGGGTGCGTTACTGGTGCCTGCCAATCATCATTAGAGTCTAAGGTCCAAGAATTAAAAGGTTGTGGCAAAATAAATTTATCTTTTGCTGCATCGTAGGTAAGTCCTATACCTGCATACTGTTTGCGTTGATTGCCGTTATAAGAAGTTTGTTTCCAAGCAACACCATTTTCTGAGTGTGGTATTAAATTAGAAACATAAGTTTCAGCTTGTGATGAATAATCGCCACCATTAGCGTCTACATCATCATTAGATACTACTACTACTTGTATTACTGTGTTATTGCTATCAAGTTCTGCAAAGTGAGCCATCTTCTAACTCCTTATGCATCATCTAATATTTCACCAGATATAGCGTATGATAAATCACTATTAGCACTAGCTGATATTCTTAATAAATCTGTTTCATCTAAATAAAGAGTAGTAGATAAAAAAGATAATGTTGAATCAGCAGGTACGCTAATTGTTTGAGCAATATTATGATAACTTGAACCATTATCAGTAGATAATGCTATTGTTATATCTGCTGCGTTTGTACCATCTACGTTTGCAATTAATATTGTGTTTATCTTATAAGCCTTATCAGCAGGTACGTCTATAACATTTACCTCTGAAGTTGTAACCGCACCATTAATTGTGAATGGGGTTATACTTGTTACATTTACTATATTTGGTGTTGCCATAATTGTCTCCTATATTATCCGAATACCAAACTAAAAGCTATAGCTCTGGCATTAGTTGCTACTCTGTTTGAATCTTCTGTTAATGCACCTGTTACTGAAACTTCTGTTGGACTTATTACTAAAGGGGTAACATCAAGGCTTGATGCATTTGAAAGTCTAAAGTTTATATTTTGACCAGTAGTGTTGTGGTCTATAAAAGCACCGCCTGTTGGTTTAAATCTTATATTGTTTTCAGCAATAATTGTATCAAGAGTACCGACTGTTATATTAGTAGACACATCTAAACTGCTAAGAGTTCCAAGACTAGTTATGTTGGTTTGAGCTGCATCGGTAACTTTTAAATTAGCAAAAGCGTCAACGACTGCTGCTCCAGATCCCGCTCCGTCTGAATAAACTACTTTTACATCGCCGTTAGGTATGGTTACGTTAGCTCCGCTACCTTGGGATATATCGATTGATTGAGATCCAGATGTTGCGTTTTCTATAATCCAGACTTTTGATACGGTATTAGGTGCAATCGTAAGAGTCCTCGTTGCTGTCAAGCTAACGCCAGACGTTACTTTTAGATACAGACTTCTAGCTGGATCTGTAGCTCCGTCTGCTATAGTTGTTGTTGCATCTGCATCTGATCCGAATGAAGCCTCAGTACCGTAACTAAATGCTTCTGCTATTAACTCTAAATTGGTATTGGTTTCTGTACCCCAAGTACCACTGGATTCACCAGTGCCAATTTCTTTTAATCTTAAATCGTTTGTATATTCAGCCATACGTTATGTCCTCTAAATTGTCACGCTGCGTCTCTACCAGCGTCTATTGTAGTATAGTTTGGAGATTGACTTGTCGCAACCTCAGAATACCCAGGTGTTTGATCGGTATCTATCTCTCCGTAAACCAAAATAAAGCCTGGAGAAGCAGTAATTTCTACTCCTGTCGGTGTTACATTTGCCGCAGCTGTAACTGTAACAACTCCTATGCTTGAGGTAATACTAAAACTTGGAAGGTTTATAACTTCGTTTTCGTGAACAATAACAGATCCAATGGCTGAGGATATACTTTGAGTTGCAGGCGTAACATTTGCTTTCGCAACTACAGTAGGAGCTCCTAACGCGCTTGTTACTGCTAATCCTGTTACCAAAACATTTGCTTTTGCATCAACGGTTATAGCGCCTAGGCCAGCTGTAATTACTTGTGTCGTCGGTGTTACGTTTGCTTTTGCATTTACGGTAAGTGAGCCAAGACCAGATGTTATAGCTCCAACACTGGATAGTTCTACGGGTAAAGCTGTACCCCAGGCTCCTTCGTTCCAGGATCCTCTACCCCAACCCGTTATATTAGCCATTAGCTTAGACTATCCTTTACTTCTTCGAGCTGCGTTTTAATTTTGTTAAGATCTTCTCTGACAGGATCTGTCATAAAATCCAGTGTTAGCATTGAATCGATTGTAGCGATAGCGCTTATTATTTTTTCTCTGTCGGTCATTATGTTATTCTACCTCGAATATATCTACATCGTTTGGGTTGTAGTTTTTTGTAAATTTTTGTAAACTATTATCGATGGAAAAACTTGATACATTATATTTTGCATGGGAGAAAGGACCAGCTGTTGTTGAGTCTGTGCCAGAAGGCAAACTAGGTTTTTTTATAAAAGGTGACTCATGGATGTCAGCAAGTCCAGCACAAGTAGCTGATTTTGTATTAGACGGAGTCCAATTATCAGAAACCGAGTTCAATGACAGATTTGGAACCATTGGTGGTACTTTACCAGACCTACCTGTTGGATAAGTTACCTCGCCTCCTTTAGCAAATTTCTGAATATCTAGGTCAAAAAAATCTGGATCTATTTTTGCACCAGCTTCGCTGTATATTCTTTTCATTTCTTTTTGTAAAGCTAGAGCTTTAGTTAATACTTCATCACTTATGATTGCTAATTGATTTGAATCTGTTGGTATGCCTTTAGGCAACATAGATCTAAACTCTTCGTATATTGGGTGTGCTTTGTTCGAAGCCTGCCACATTTCATCTGTAATAAGTCCTATTTCTGCAATTATTTTTTCACCGTTAGATCCTGTAAATTGTATGTTAAGTTTTCTGTCCATGTAGCCTTCTGGTTTTAAAACTCTGCCAGAGTCTAACGCTGGAAACTGATCTGATATTGCTTTGGCTAGTTGCGCTTCTTCAGCAGGTGTGTCTACGATAATTCTAGTTCTAATTGGATCTGTCATTTGTCCAATATCGCCGTTGTATTTATCGGTAGCCTTTTCGACCATTCGCGGAATACCTTTTATTTGTCCAGACATCTGACCTGTTTCTGGATCTATTGTTCCAGGCTTGCCACCAGGATTGGTTGCAGTTTTTTTATTAAACTGGTTAGCTATATTATCAATAGTTTGTTGAAACTCTGGATTTAATCTTTTAGCTCTCTCATACATAAAGGCTGCATCATCGTTTACAAAACCAGTGCTTATATCATCTTGATATGAATTAAAGAGTTGTTTTACTTGTTTTTCTGTTTTCGATCCAAAAGGTTCTACTGCTAGTTCTAAAGTAGGATTGCCTGGCTGCGGTTGTAATTTTGTAGACTTATCAATTCGATTCAGCTCTTTGTTAAATTTTCTCGTTTTTTCGTACTCTAAAAATTCTTCTCGACTTGAAAACTTTTTAATAGGAACTTGAG